GCCACCGTTTCCAATCTTGACCTAAACGACAAGCTCGTAAAGCGTGGCGTGGTTGTCTCTTGGCATGGTTTTCAGGCGGATGTATTGCGCGTTCGTACTGGTCGCTGTCTCGTTGCTTTCCGGGGCCTTGCTCCGGCGTCCAAGTGGCTCTGGTGTGCCTCTGTGCAGGTGGTGCGGTCATGAGTGCTTCGCGTCCTGTTTGGGTGGCTGTCGCGGGCGGTGTTTTGCTGCTGCTGTTCGCGGTCGTTTCTCTCGGCGTTCTGCGCCTTGCTCTCCATGTCTAAAGCCTTGCACGCTGCCTTGCGTGCTGGGCAGCGTCCAGCGTTTTTGCTGGTCCCGGCACCGGGTGCCGTTTAACTGAAAGATCATCATGGCCCTCACTTCCATCCTTCAAATTCTCAAGGTCAACGAAAAGCGCACCGGCTCTAAAAATGGGCGTGATTGGGCAATGCAGGATGCTGAATGTGCACTCCTGGCTGATACCGGCGAACTGGAACAAGTGGGCGTGCTCCAGCTGCCTAAGGACATGATGGGCGATGCCGCGCCTAAGGTCGGCGTGTACCTCGGTTCCTTCGCTCTCCGCGCTGGCATGCAGGATCGCAAGATCGTTGCGGTGCTCACGGCTTTGACTCCGTACACCGTTGGCAAGGCGGCTGGCGCTGCTGTGCCTTCCGTCAAGGGGTCCGCATGATCGCGGTTCTGCTGGTCCTGCTGCTGGCTGGTGGTGCATCGGGTGCGATGTATGACGCGCCAGAGCCTGCCTTTGCTACTCACCTTGGTGACAATTGACTTAGGTTTCCTATGAGGGAAATATCAAAAAATGGTGGGGCAACCGGAGTGTGTGCAGGTTGCCTCTGGCATAGCCTCTGCGCAACATCGGCCACCGAGGCAACCTGTGCACATGGAGGGCGTCAGTCGGAGTGTGTGCAAGTCCCGGACCGCGCCAGCGGCTGTCCACAGGCTTGGCCTGTGGTCAGGGGACTTGTGCATACGGGGGCAACTGGCGCCCTCGTTGATCGGCCCCCTGTCCCCTCTGTGCACGGGCAAGCTGTCAGCGTAGGCGGCGGCGATTCCGGCGAATTGCACAGCAATTCAGAGGAATTGACACCGGCGCAGCGCGTTACCGTCCCGGCTGTCTCTTCTGTGCACAGGCAAGCTGCCAGCGTAGGCGGCGGCGATTCCGGCGAATTGCACAGCAATTCAGAGGAATTGACACCGGCGCAGCGTGCTACCGGCGGTGCTCCTGCTTGGTTTTTTTGGCTTGTTTTCGCGGCGCGGTTGTTGAGTTCGTTTTTTGCTGTTTTTGGCCTTGTCTGTGCCGTCGCTTTGTTACAGGTGTTCTATGACAGTTGACCAGTTTCAGCATTTCAGTGACATGCTCGCGGCCACGTCTGCCGTTTTGGCTTTCGGCTTGGGCTACATCGGGGGTTACCTCCCATGATCGCTCGTCTGCTTGCTTGGGGCATCTTCGCTGGCCTTGTGTGGGGCGTTTATCACGGTGTCACAACTTGGCAAAGTCCGTGGGCTGTCCCTGTGCCTGCGGTTATGGGCGTGCTTCCTGATCAGCCTGCGGGCTGTGGTAAGGCTTGCCAATGACTACTCATGTCGCCATCTTTTTGGCTGCCTGGGCTGTTGGCTACGTCCTCGGCTTCAAGGTTCGATTGATTCGTCTCGTTTATCACTCGTCGTGATTTCAGCCGGTAGCCCTCCAGCGTTGTGAAACGTCGAGGGTCTCCGGGTGCAATCCTGCACTCTTTCGCACACTTAGGAGGACTCAAAATGTCTCGTGCAACTCAACTGCGCCTTGCCGCAATCCCTGCCGCTGTTCTGGCTGGCTCTGTCCATGCTGCTGATCCTGCTGACGCGCTGGCGGCTGTTACTTCGTTGTCTACCTCGGCAACTGGTTTTGGCCCTGTCATGTTCGGCCTCGCTGTCACGGTCGTGGGCATCATGATCGGCGTGAAGTGGATTAAGCGCGCTCGCGGCGCTGCTTAATCCGTAGGTTTTCTCGTGGGCATCGTTTACGGTGCTCACTTGAAAGCTATCGGGGTTTACATGTCCGTTTTTCGTTCGTTACTGTTGCTTGCTGTGTTTTTGTCGGGTTCCATAGCCTCGGCTTTTGCGCCGTCGTCTATGTATTACACGACTAATGGTTATCGGGTGTCCATTACAGCGCGTTTTGCTTCTCCTTCTGAGCTTTGCAATAAGATCATGCAGGAGTTTGTCGACAATAATCCCGAGCGTACGTATTCAGTTTCTAGTGCTGCCTATCCGGACGGCTGCTGGATTAATGAGTACGGTTCTGGTGGCGCTTTTCTTGATCGGAAGCCCTTTAATGTGTCCTTGGATGGCGCTGCGTGTCCTGCAAATAGCGTAAAGGTTGGCGCTGATTGCGTTTGCAATGCTGGTTTAGTAGAGCAGGGCGGGCAGTGTGTCGACCCTAATCAAGCTTGTCAGGCAAAATCAGGCACTTCCTCAATCGTCAATGTTACTGTTGCATGGCAACGCACTCCGTCTGTCGCTTCGGGCGTTGACTGGCTTTACCCTACTAAGTTAAGTTCTTCTGGTACTGGCTCGGCTTGTAATGGCGGCTGCATGCAAAATTTTGACGCGCATGAGCCCTGTGCTGATTGCGGCTCTTATGTGTCGCAGGTTCCTAATTCTCAAGGTCTCTATCGTGTCTCCATTGATTTCATGGGTCATTATTCTGGCTCTGCGTGTAGTGATTCGCCGTCTGATCAGGTTATTAAGCCGGATGATTCAAAGGACCCGCCTTGTCCCGGCTTTGTTGGTGAAGTGAATGGTGTCAAAGGCTGCTATGGCACCGCCGATAAGCCTGTTCGGCCTTCGGCTCCTGATCCTAATTTGGACAAAAATGGTAAGGATCAGGGCAACCCTGCGGCGGGTACTAAGCCTACGTCCGGCTCTGGTAGTGGGTCGGGTGGTGCGGGTCGCACTCCTGGCGCTGGCTCTGGTGGGTCGGCTGGTGGCCCTGCTGGTGCGGCAAATGGTTCAGGTACTAAACCTGATGGCACTAAGCCCACAGAAGAGGGTAAGGAGCAACAGAATTGCGGTGCTCCCGGCCAACCTAAATGCGGCATTGATGAGTCTGGCACTCCTAAGACTTACACGGGCAGCGACGGTTTAGCAGATTGGAAAGCGGCTGCTGATTCCAATCGCGCTCAGATCAAGGATTCGGGCGGCGGTGTTTTTGATGGGTTCGCGATTTTTTTCTCTGCCCCTCCTGTCGCTTCTTGTTCTCCTTTCGATCTTCCCAATGATTACGGCAGTTTGGACCCTTGCCCGGTCGTTGATGGTGTGCGCGGCGTCATGGGCTATATCTGGGCGTTGGGTGCTCTCTTTTTGTGTATCGGTTGGATTCGTGAGGCCATCTAATGCCATTGCTTGCTACGTTTATCGGGTCTATTGCCACTTTTCTGCTCGGCGTCTTTTCGCGTTTTCTTGGCTTTAAGGTCGCTCTCCAGCTTGCCTCGTTTCTTTCGTGGCTGGCTGTGCTCACTGCCTTTGTCGTGGCGGTCTCTGCTTGTCTAAATTCTCTCTATGGTTTTGTGTCGGTGGGCGTTGCTGGTGGGCCTGAGTGGTTGGCGCGTTTTGCTATGGGGTTGGGTATGTTCATTCCTGCTAATGCGGGCGCTGTGGTGTCTTGTATGGGGTCGGTCTGGATCGGTGCTCAGGTGTACAAGATTCGGAAAACTGGCATTCACAACTACAGTAAGTGACCTGTGACTGATTTTGCTTTCACTGGCAAAAAGGGGACTGGTAAGAGTAAGCATGCTGTGCTGAAGGCTCGGGACCGTTACTTGTCAAAGGGTCGGCCTGTCGCCACTAATTTGGATATTGACTTGTCGGCCATGTTCGGCCCTCGGTCCCGCATTACTTACATCCGTGTTCCTGATAAGCCTTGCGAGTTCGATTTGCTTGCCGCTGGCCATGGCAATCCTGACTCATACGATGAGGACAAAAATGGTGCCTTGATCCTTGATGAGCTTGGCACGTGGTTCAACGCTCGTACGTTCAATGACAAGGGCAGGGCTGGTGCCTTGGACTATCTTGCCCATGCTCGTAAGCATGGCTGGGATTGCTTCTACATCATGCAGGACATAGCACAGGTCGATAAGCAGCTCCGTGAATCCTTCATTGAGCAGACCGTCAGACATACCCGTTTCGATAAGGTCCGTGTGCCCTTCATCGGTGGGTTTCTCTCTTTGCTCTTTGGCGAAAAGGTCGGATACCTGCCGCGGTTTCATGCCGCTGTCTCGCGTGCTGGCACCAATTCACAGGACCTCGTCTGTGATCGCTTGTTTTTCAAAGGCAAGGACATAGAGGGTTGCTATGACACACGGCAGGTTTTTCAGGCTAGCTACCCGCACGGTACCCATTCCGTGTTGTCTCCTTGGCATCGTGAGGGCCGTTTTCTTGAGGCTCCTGAGCCTACGTTGCTTGCTCGGTTGCTTGCGTGGTGGCGTTCCGGTCCGTCGCGTCCTCGCCCTGCGCCCTTAACCGTCCCTGACCCTGCTTACTCGCGCGTGCTGTCGCTCGTCCGGTCTTTGCCTGCTTCTGAGCGTCTGCGCTGGTTGCGTCGTTGGGAGGGGCTACGGCTGGGCCGTGGGGTGTCCGATAGGGCGCCCCATGGGCCGGCCGTAGGCCGGCCCTAATTTATTAATAGTTCACTTTCCGACACACCATGTATTTCGTGTTCGTTTCTCCCGGTCGTAGGCCGGTTGGGAGTCGGTTTCCGGCTGTTGGGGGTTGTCCGTTGTTGGTGTGGGAATTTGCTGACGGTGATTGGTGCTATCTCGATCAGTTGTGGTGCCGTCAATGGCGTCACAAGCAGGGGGCCTTGGTGGCTCTTTGGTGGGATGGCGAATAGCTAAAAAAATGGCCCTGCATGTGCGCTAACACATCAGGGCCTTGATTGACTAAATGGGGTAGCCAATGGAGCGGATTGTATCGTTTGCCGGTGAACGTGTCTTATTGCGCGGCACGGTCCTAGAGGATACGTGGGAAGTGCTTGTGAAGGAGTCCAATGGACATAGGGAGTTGTCTTTTAAAAATGCTGTGATGTGGGAAGACACAGGGGAGTTGTGCCCTCCGCCCTTTGAGGTCTATATCCAGCAATTCGAAGGGCAGGAGCTTGCGGATCGGCTGGCCGAACGTGAGCAGGAGCTTGCAGAAAAGCGCGAAAAGCAGCGCGAAAAAAATGCGCAGCGTGCCAAGTCAAAATGCCGCTGGATCATCAAGTCTCAAGGTCTTGATGAGCTTCTGACTTTGACCTATCGGGAGAATCAGGAGGATCGTGCATTGTGCAAAAAACACTTTGAAATTTGGGTTCGGCGCATGAAGGCGGCGCTCGGTGGCAAGTTCATCTACTGCGCCAGTTTTGAGCGTCAGGAGCGTGGTGCAATGCACGTCCACGTGGCTTGCCACAAGTTGCCTGCTCATGGGGTGCGTAAGGGCCAGAAAATCAAGGCTTGGAAGCTTGGCACTGAGATTTGGCGCTCCATCATCGGTGAAGACAACGGCTTGTGCTTTGTGGGTGGTAAGACGCGCCACGGTGGCCAGCGTCGTAATTTGAGCTTGGCGAAGCTCGCGGCCTACGTCTCTAAGTACATCATGAAGGATTACCACGATTCGCCTGCTGAAACCAATCGCTACAGCCGGTCAAATGGCTTGTCGGTGCCTAAGGCCAGAAAAATGACCTTTGCCGGTTTGACGTTTGGGGAAATGGTCGAGCTTGCTTTTGAGTGTGCTGACGGTGATGTCATCGTGTCGCACCGGGTTACCCGGGATCAGTGGTCGGGGGGCCGTTATTGGCTTGTCACTGAGCCTGACCCATTCAAGCAATGATCCCTATTTGCGTGTTTTTCGGTCTTGCTGTGGCGGCGTTTTTGTCGCGTCTTTTCGTTCGTTCCGTTGGTCGATTTTGGCGTGAAACTCTCTTTTTTTTAGGGGTTCCAATGGCTCTAATCGGTTATGCCCGTGTGTCTACCCGGGATCAGGAAACGCATTTGCAGCTTGATGCGTTGGGTAAGGCTGGCGTGGTAGATATTCGTCAGGAAAAGGGCAGCTCAGTGGGTCCGCGTCCTGAGCTACAGAAGGTGCTCTCGTCTTTGGCTGCTGGTGATGTTTTGGTGGTTTACAAAATGGACCGCGTTGCACGGTCTTTGAAAGATTTGCTTTCCATCCTCGATAGGATTCAAGCCTCTGGTGCTGCAATCCGTTCTCTCACTGAGCCTCTGGACACATCGGGGCCAATCGGAACATTTATGGTGCAAGTCTTGGGGGCTGTCGCTCAATTGGAGCGGTCGATTATTCGTGAACGTGCTCTCGCTGGTCAGGTCGCTGCGTATAACCGCGGGGTGAGGTGGGGTGGTCGTGCTCCGAAGCTGTCACCGGCTGAGCAATTGGAGCTTTTCAGGTTGCGTGCTTCTGGCCTTACATTGGCTGCGCTGGCTCTGCGGTTTAATGTGGCTGACTCCACAATTTCTCGCTATCTCACACCGCCTGCGCCTTCGTCTCGTCGTGTCAAGCTGCCTGTGCTTGGCCCCTTGGTGTCTCCGAATGATTGACGAATGATCGGGGGGGAAGGCATCAATCATAGATTGCAGCATGGCCTTTGCTTCTTGCTGCACTTTGTCTGTTTCGTCAAGCTGGTCTATCAGTCCTTCCACGGCTGCGCGTTTCGGGTCTAGTCCTGCAATTTGTGCCAGCTTGATCCGTTTTTCTATGGTGCATGTCCTGGTGCCTGCTTTCCAGTTTGACACGTGCTGTTGTCTCTCTCCTAGCATCTCCGCTAGCTTTGCTTGTGTCCCTGCTATTGCTGCGGCTTTTTCGATAGTAAAAATCAATGTCATGGTAAGCTCCAAAATGGTTAGATAACCGAAAAATGGGTTACTATATGGGTAACCGGGGTGGTGGTTACTTACCCTCCCGGCGGTTAATTATCAACCCATGGAGCTACCCATGCCAGCTACTCAAATTTCCTTCTCTGGTTTTGCCCTTGTCCAGCAAGCGGCCATCACCTGCACTCCCCCTGTCTCTGATGCTGCCCTTGTGGTGGTAGCTCGCCCATTGGCGGTTGGCAGTGGGGAGTGCGCTCGCTTTGACGGTGTGTTTTACCGTCTTCGTGGCGTCTCTTCTGACGATCTTCGCTCTGACCATGATTGGTCGGTCCAGCCTGATTGGGCTTGCGGTTCCATGGATGCTCCGCGTGATTTCCCTTCGGGTTCTCATGCCGCCCTTCGTTTAGGTAGTTGCGTTATGGCTGATGCTTTCGTCTGCCGGTTTGGGCTTTGACCATGGCCACCGTTTCCAATCTTGACCTAAACGACAAGCTCGTAAAGCGTGGCGTGGTTGTCTCTTGGCATGGTTTTCAGGCGGATGTATTGCGCGTTCGTACTGGTCGCTGTCTCGTTGCTTTCC